GGCGGAGGAGGGAGAGAAGTGTGAGTGGCGGCGGCATCACTGGACGTCGGCGGAGGTTTTGCCGTTATACGGCCGTGGCGAGGAGATTGAGTTAGCTCGTCGGGACATGGACGAGTTGAGTTTCAAGCAGGAGTTCGAGGCCAGTTTTCTGAGTTTTACTGGTCGTGCGTACTGGCCGTGGGACGAGACGATTCACTGTGGACGGCTGTGTTACGACCAGGAGCAGCCGTTGATATTCATGTTCGACTTCAACGTGAGTCCCGGCATTGCCGTGGTTGGTCAGGAGCAGGACTTGCCGAGCGGATGCTTCGGGACCGGTATTATAGGCGAGGTGTGGATTCCGCGCGGGAGCAACACTCCAATGGTCGTCAACCGTCTTCTGAGCGACTGGGGCGACCATCGAGGGAAGGTCTTCTGCTACGGCGACGCGACCGGTGGAAGGTCTGGTACGTCTCAGACGGAAGGCTCTGACTGGTATTTGATACGGAAGATGCTCTGGCAGCACTTCGGCTCGAATCGGGTGTTTCTCAAGGTGCCGAAGCGCAATCCGCACGAACGTGACCGTGTGAACTCGGTGAACTCAAGGCTGAAGAGCATAGACGGCGATATACGGCTCATGGCAGATCCGGCTCGCGCGCCTATGACCGTAAAGGACTTCGAAGAAACCGTTGTCGTCGAGGGAGGCTCCGGAGAACTCGATAAACGCTCCAATCCGGAACGTACCCACCTTACCGACGCAATAGGCTACTTCATACACCGAGAATATCCGCTCAAGCAACGCTTCGTGCCGACCGGAGATCGGTACTGGAGGTAATATGCCGCAACTGGAGTTCCTCCCGGCTAAGTACGAAGTCGAGCCGTTCTCCCGATGGCAGCCGGAAACACGCACCCAGCTCAAAGCCGTACATCCGCTGTACTCCACGTTCCAGGAAGAATGGAAGTTCCTCTACGCCGCATACCAAGGCTCATCCGCACTGGTCGATCTGGGAAAAATAGAACGGCACGAGCGCGAGAGTCCGGACGGCTGGCTCCTGCGTAAAAAGGAAATCTACGGCTTCGGCTATACCAAGTCCATCGTAGATCTCTTCACCTTCTACCTGTTCAAAAAAGAAGCTCAACGACAGATGGGACGCCTCCAGAACGACCGCTTCTGGCTCTCGTTCCAAGACGACTGCAACCTGTACGGAGATAAATACGACGCATGGCTCAACGAGCAGGCCAGATATGCGTCCATCTTCGGACACGTCGGCGTCCTCGTCGATAAACCAAACGTCCAGACCATGACAAAGGCGGACGAGCTGCGGGAAAACGTCTATCCGTACGTCTCCGCATTCTACCCGCTTGCAATACTGGACTGGAAGTTCGACCCGGATGAACGACATCGTCCGCGACTTACTTTCCTGAAGCTCAAAACAGACGACGGACGCTATCACCTGTGGTGGCGCGACTGGTGGCAGGTCTGGAAAGAAAAAGACGAGAAAGACTCACGATTTTCCGGCGTGCGTCCCGGAGAACGCGATACGCAAATCAGACTCATAGAAGAAGGACCGAATACCATCGGCGCCATCCCATTCGTGTGGCTCTATAATCTCCAGACGCCTACACGGCCGATCGGACGCAGCGACGTCCATGAAATCGCACGCATAGATACATCCATTGTGCGAAATCTGTCGGCTATAGAACAAATGATAGGCATCGCCGGCTTCCCGATCATCTTGAAGCCGAAAAAGCCGGAAGGACAGGAAGACGACGACAGCGCACCCGCCGCCGTGTGGGAATTCGATCCGGAAAACCCGAACAGCAAACCGGAATGGCTACAGTCGGAGATCGCAGCTCCACTCGATGCGACCTTGAGATTCATCGATCATAAGAAGGAAGAAATCTACAGAGCGGCAAATACCGGCGGAACGACCGCGACGGAAATACGCGCCGCAGAAAGCGGCGTCGCACTCTCCATCCGGTTTCAACTGCTGAACTCCAGACTGGCGCAGAAGGCCGCACTGCTGGAACGCGCAGAACGTGAAATCTTGCGCTACTGGCTCCTGTGGCAAGGCATGGACGATAAGGTATATAAAGAGATAAAGATCGAACGCGAACGCACGTATGATGTCGAAAACCTCGCGCAAGATCTAGATAACTTCCTCAAGAGCCTTACGACCGTGCCGAGTTCGACCTTCAGAAACAGCGTGCAGAAGGCGGTCGTACGGAAGGTGCTTCCCGCACTTACCGATACTACATTGGAGATGATAGATAAGGAGATAGAGGCCGAGCCGGAACATAAGTTCCTGCCGAGAGAAACTGCGCGCACGATTACGGCTGAAGAGGATGAGCTAAGACTCGAACAGCAGCGCGCGGCGATTGCAAAGACCGAAGCGGAAACAAAAGCACGTAACGAAAGAACATGACGATGCGAAAGGAGGTACGAAACGCCCTGGAAAATGAATTGAATAGGCAAGTGAAGAAAAGCAGCGTGTCCGCATGGACGTGGCAATTGTGGCGCATGCCGAAGGACTGAGAAGAATGGAATCGGAAGCGTGTCCGCATGGACTGAACAGAAAGGGCGCATGCCATGGCATGGAAACCGAAAGTTGATGACAACGGATCGTTGGTCCTCAAAGACGGTATACCGGTCTGGACCGATGAAGAAAACGGACGCGAGGCGGCGGTCGATGTCAATGAGCTTCACGGGAAGATCCTTACCAAAGGACGTGAGGCGCAGGGATATCAGAACGAACTCAAGGCGATGAAAGAACGCTATCAGACGATTGCGCATATCGACGACTTGAGCCAGTTCGTGACCGACGCGGAAAAGGCGAGAGAAACCATTGCGGCTCTTGAGGAAAAAGACGTCCGAAAGGCCGAAACGGTGGAAAAGATCAAAGGCGATATGCGAACTCAGTTCGTTGAGAAAGAACAAAAACTCAGATCTGAGTTCGACGAGAAGCTCAAGGAGAACCAGGAGACCGTGAACTCACTGCTTGAGCAGATCAAAAGCCTGATGATCGACTCGCAGTTCGATACGTGTCCGTTCTTCAACGGTGCGGAACGGAAGACCACGCTTACGCCGGATGCGGCGAAGGCGCTGTTTCGACAGTATTTCGCGCTCGAAACGTCGGACGACGGGAAGAAACGTGTGGTGGCACGGTGGCCGAGCGGAGATCCGATCTACGCAAGCGATGGATACGATAAGTTCGCCGAGTTCAACGACGCGATACAGCAGATCTGGGACAAGTATCCGCATCGTGACCACTATACGCCGTCTCGCGGCGGAGGCAGCGGAGCGACTGGAGGAACGGACATACCGTCGGGTAAGGGCGCAACGGTTCCGCAGTTGCAGGAATTGTTGGCCAAAACCAAGAACGCCGCAGAAGCCGTTGCGCTTGAGACTGCGATTTTCAACCTACAGCAGGCGCAGCGGAAAGGAGGCGGCGGTTGATCGACGGAGGTTCGTAATAAATGGCGAATACCAATGCGGCCACCACTGCATGGAACAGTCCCAATTATATCGGGACGCTCTATCGTGTTGGCCAGAACCAAACACCTTTTCTCAACATGCTTGGTGGGATTCAAGGTGGTAATGAAAGGCTCGTCAAAACGCTTCAGTTCCCGATCGCGCAGCCGTGGTCGCTGAACTCCGCAAGCCAGCCGGCGATTACCGAAACTACCAGCTTGTCAGCTCCCACCGCATGGACGTACGTCAGAGCGCAGGATGTGAATACGTGCCAGATCTTCCAGACGCAAGTCTCGATCTCGTACGTTGCCATGGCCGAAAGCGGCAAGGTCTACGCTGATACCACGACCAAGACGCTGGATATCACCGGGACCGCGCCGGTTACGGATGAGCGCGATTTCCAGATCGCGGCTCACATGGAGCAGATTGCGTTCGACGTGGACTACACGTTTCTGAACGGCGCCTATCAGCAGGCGACCGCAGCTAACGTGGCGGCGAAGTGCAGAGGCATTATCACGGCCTGCACGACGAATACCGTGGCGGCTGGAGCCGCGTCTCTGTCCAAGCCGCTCATCAACCAGCTTCTTCGTACGATGGCCGGAAATGGCTCGCGTTTTCGTCAGCCGGTGCTTTTCTGCAACTCGTTCCAGGTGCAGAAGATCTCCGATATTTACGGATACGCGCCTCAGAGTACGTCCGTCGGCGGCGTGGCTGTGAGCGAGATCATCACCGATTTCGCCCGCGTCTCGGTTGTTTACACGCCGAACGTTCCGGCTGCGACCGTTCTGGTTGCCGATATGGCCGTCGTTCGTCCGGTGTTCTGCGAAGTACCCGGCAAGGGCGTGCTGTTCTATGAGCCGCTGTCCAAGGCCGGCGCAGGCGAGTCCGGGCAGCTTTTCGGCCTGATCGGTCTCGATTACGGTCCGGAGGAGTTCCACGGCACGATCACTGGCCTCGCCACCTCGTGACATTGAAAGGAGGTGAGCCGAATGGCTACTCGCGATGACCAGCGGCGTAGGCGTGAGCTGGAGAACAACCCCGGCGTGCACCCGGAACTGCGGTGGTGGATT